GGATACTACATCATTAGCTATACCAACGTACGCATATCCGAACCCTTATTTTGTGACCTCAACTCACATCGGATATGTGTTTTTAGTAAAAAGGTAAATCCCACTAATTGCTAGTGGGATTTTCCTTTTGAGATATATAAATCAACTAAGATTTACTACTAATTAACCTAATAGCACTCTGTTGACCTCAGCTTGGATTGTGTCATAATCATATCCTGCATTAGTCAATCTAGCCACCCTATCTGAACCTATACCCCAATCTCCTCTGATTACCTGATTGACTATCTCAGATACCGAGTATGTTGGCTCAGGAATTGGATGGTATGATGTTCCTAGAACTGCTACATTAACAGCGTTCTGCACGGCATTGTAGTCATAGCCTGCGTCAGTGAGTGCCTGCTCTCTAGCGTCACCATTGCCCCATAGTCCCTGTAATACTTCCTTTGCTAGTTCATCCACACTCTTTGTCACCGAACTTGGTGTTGGTGTAGGTACTGATGGTTCAGGAAGAGCCTCAGCACTCGACCCTTTAGCAAGCTCTTCGATGTGACCGAGCATAGGATAATATCTACCCGGACAAGCTGTAGGCTTAATGTTGCAATGACCACAAAGAGATAGATATCCGTATGTTTTCCAAAGAATACTTATAAGCTCTGCTAATGTACGCAAATCTCCATCAGTCATTTCAGGTCTACACTCAATACCGATAGATTCAAGATTAGCGTTCCAATTACCAGCGTGCCAAGCTGTGTCCTCGGGGTTTACGATACAAGCCACTCTACCATCTTCTAGCACATAGTGTGCCGATGATTCACTACCATTTCTACAAAGCCAATTCACAACGCCCATAAAAGACTGACCATCGTCACCCCAATGATGAATCACAATTCTTTTTATGGAATGACCCTCTCTGCCGGGTGTATAGTTGACGCTATCATACTGTGTAATAAATTCAAATGCCATTTTAGTTATCCTTTCTTGGCTCTGTATAAGCCATTGCCTGCTCGCTATCCTTTACACCATCTGTTGTTGGGTCAACTACTACTCCTAGTAGTACAAGTAATTGTATTACTATCACAAATAGATTGTGCCACTGTTCCTGAGTAATAGATGGTACTATTCCCACCATACCTAGAAATGTGTACACAATAGCTAGAGCTGTTGACACTATAGCTAGTAGTGTGACCTTGTTTTTTAATCTGAGTTTTAAATTCATCTTAACCTCTCTTTCTTAGCACCCACATTCGATGAGCGTATTAACATCTTTAATTGGTAGAGCACAATAGTGCCTATAAATATCGTCCATAGTACCGTTACCATCGAGTTCCTTATATGCCTCAAACATCGTTGTCATATCTTCAAACTCTATGATTGATTTCCATCCTCGTTCTATCGCTACTAGCATTTCTGACCTCAATCTGAATCGCAACATTGCTCGAGTTCCCACCGAATTAGCATTGAGTTGTCGAGTAATTTCTTCAATAGTATGCTTAGAGTTAGTGTTGTCGAGGGATTTTTGGTAGTCAGATTCTATTTTCTTAGCTAACCAATTAAACCCCCTTATCATCGTGCTTATAATTGCTAAAATTCCAACGGTTATTGAAATAACTACTGCTGTCATGCAAATACCCCCTACTGACCCAATTTTGAATATATTGCTTTAATCGAACTCGCATTAAATGTATAATTTGTCTTATAGGTCACACCTTTGTATACAGGGAACATTGTTGTGAATGTTCCACCTGAACCCTCTCCATACACCGACCCCTTGATATCGTTCTTGGTGTCGGATATGTAGGTTAGTGTATAACTTGCCGAGCTCAAGCTTATAACTTTTACAGTCAAAAATCCATCAGCTGGGCAAGTCCATGACCCATTGCCCCAATACACATCGATTGGTTCAGCAAATTTTGGAGATACTCTAGCGAGATAGTTCGCAAGTGTTTTTAGTGTACCACGATATAATTTATCACCTGAACTGAGAATCACTAAGGTGTCGTCTTTGTACACCGAACCCGGTGCATTGTCGAGACCTCTGACATTTATCGAGAGTGCCCCATTCTCGTGCATTTCCAATATCTGATTAAGTGTCTCGTTTGTGTGATTAATATCATTTGCCCCAAATAAGGACGTATCATCAAACTCATAGTATGTAGTTTTATCCTCAAAAGACACTGTGCCATCATCGTTCCTAATCATGTTGTATTTCTTATTTCCTGAATAAATTGCGTCTTTGTAATCTGTTCTTAAACTCATTAGAATACTACCTTTCTTTGCTCAAACCTTAGCTTTAAGTGTCGTCTGTTGTCATAAGAGTTTTGTAAAATATTGTATAAACGCAATATTTCACCCTCTAACCTATTTAAGTCCGAAAATGTCATGATACCCTCGTCAGGTAAATATCTAGGTGTATCACCTATATTTAGATTGACCGTGTTGGCATTAATTGTGCGTAGATTATCTTCGAATACATTTATCTCATCTGCATAAAAATAATCACCCACTTGCTTATCTGCTCCCATATCGACTATCGAAAACTTTGGGTAAAGAGCTTGTGCCAAAGTGTTCAGATGGTTGAGGTTATTTTTAATACGATTGTAATCTTCTACATTAAAGTAATCTCCCTCATACACACCGTCGATGTAATTTGCCGACCAATCCGTTTTTGGTTTTTGCCACATATTATCCCCCTTGTCGCCTTGCTACCACACTTGCCGAAAATGAATTAGCAAATTTCATATTATACTTGCATATACACACTTTCATGTCAGGGTGGAACTCATTTTCCTGATTAACAATGTCATTTGCGTCCAGCTCAGGATTCCCTCTCGTATCATATTCATACTCGATTCCTGATGTGTAATACTCTTTGAGCCATTGTAATAGCTGATTCGCCATCTGCTCATCGCTTAGTAGTGGATTTGACCACTTAATGACCCTGCCTCGAGTATTCAGCGACACCCCAACTTGTTTCTCGATAATATTGTACTTTCGACCTTTTATTTCCAGCTTATGCTTACCTACAACTTGATATCGTAGTGATATTGCATAGTTTGACTTACTGACAACGCTTGCTAGATTAGACCTATCATCGACTAACACGTTAAAATCATAGCAAGGTGAATCAAAATAGTATGTAATCACTTGATTTTGTGAGACTTCGATATCCTCTGAAATTAGCACGTCCACTTTGTCCGATTCCTGATAAGTGTAATAAGGTACTATGATTTCCTTAATCGATTCCTGCTTTATAGCCTTTGGCGATGACAACATATCTCGTCTAGTTATCATAAAGTTTGTAGCCGTCTCTAAACCGATTCGCCTTACTACCACATGGTTGTTAGGTTTGATGGTTTCCTCAAAACTGAATACCATCTTGTCACATTCGCCAAAATCTCGTATGACCGACATCTTTTTACTAATCTCTGAGCTATCCACAGTAAAAGTATTTGTATTCACACCATTGTTATAGGTATCGATTGTAAATAAAGATGGTAATGTGTTACCGAACTCAATATTGACATTGTAGTACGCCCTTATATTATCCATTGTGACTGCAATTTTGACCGGGTTAGCGAACACTCCTGTGGAATCTGTCGCTCTATTTGATACAAACCCAACAGGTCGCTTTGACACCCCTGTTCTATTCGCAAAAAACATACTGCCATCAACTGTGGTGTAATCTCTATCAAGTCTAGCAAATTCCACCTTTTGACCCGGTTTAAGTACGTTCGCTAGATTCGACATTCTATCTCCATCATCAGAACTGATACTTAGTTCAGGTATGTAATTTGACTTTATCTGTATCTCACCCCATCTTGATTGAGATACTGTACACCTACAAGCATTTGCTAATAGCTGTATTGCCTCTTTCAACTTCACTCGAGGTATTGGGTTTTTAAGTTTGAGCAATCTCAGTCTAGGCTCTATGTAATATTTTTTAATACCCATCTCTCTGAATAGACTTGTGAGGACATCGTAGTAACTAACCCCCACCGATGAATATTGACCCATACTATACTCTCTGTCTAACCCTCTGAGCAAATCTGTACCTCGGATTGTCGCTGTGTTGTCATCGCTCTCCCATTCAGTACAAACAAGCTGTCCACCTTTAACCCATTCTACATTATTAGAATCAGGTAATTTATAGCCATACATAACGCTGAGTTGCTGACCTGTCTCAAAATAGTTTATCGCTGACTTTGGGTTGTCCACATTAAAATACTTATCATCATTTTTGAGTTTGACCATAAAATCAATCTGTGGAATATCTGCTGAAATTGGAGACACATACGATTCAAGCGAACTGTCTAACACATATTCATTACCATATACCAATCCCAATCCAAACTGTAGTGACTTTATTCGCACTCGACACCCATCGTACTTCATTTTTCGCACCAAGATGGTAATTTTTTGCACTTTGTCAAAGGTTTCATCCGTTACCCATAGCGATTTATCGTTATTCGTTATATCAAGCCGTTTTCCTTTGTTTGTAAAGATTTTAAACTCTGTTGGATAGTTATATCCAAAGTCTATCGAAAACCCCTTAAAACTGATTTCCTCGCTCCCAAAATTTACCAAAAGTGCAAATTCTTCCGTCTCGAGTGTGTTTTCCGATACAATCCCTGTGTCATGGTAAATAACATCTAAATCTTCTCTAGGTAGGAATCGCATACTACCATCTACCTTTGTAAAATTTCGCTCCAATGTGGCATACTCCACATTATTCGCACCAAAGGTTAGCACACTTGCCGAACTAGAGTAATACGATTCGTTACTAGCTCTCAGTTTTGCCTCGGTCTGTGCTGTCTGATTTATCAAGCCAAAAGATACCTGAATAAATGCCCTCTCTCGCAATGGCGAGCTCATACTAGCCTGATATTCTTTTGATACTTTCTGCATAACTCCCCCTTATAGACCTGTGTCGATTAGATTGACTTTACAATTTCTATAATGTGTAGGTGTCCCATCTTCCGTGACCCAATAAGGTTCGGCTGTTCTATCGCCACAATACATCCTAAGTGTTTTTCGAGCATTTGTATAAGGGTCATTGAATGTGACATTAACATAAAAGTTTTGTAGCAATGACAATATTCTCTGCCATTCGCTCGCTGTGAGCCATGCCCACTCCAATCCGTCTATTTTATATTGGTCTCGTCCAATTCTTTGACCAACAACTGCACCATTGCCATCTCGACCCGCATTTACAGCCGTTGTGAGAACTATTCTCACTCCCCTTTTGCAAGGGGGTAATGCGTAACCGTTGATTGAAATATAAGCCATGTTATACCCCCTTACTTTGCAAATACAAATCCATTAGCGTTCCTCTGAGTTTCAACCACGTCACTTACTGTCCTATTGCCAATCTGAACTACTGTGCGTTCGCTCTTATCAGCTTGTCGCTTAGTGTCTATCGCAATCTCCCTCAGTGTAGGTTCGATGTACTCTCTGAATAGGTCAGCAAGTTCCTGCTGTGATGTACCATCTGCTCGAGATTGAGCCGTTAGTCTTTGACTTTCTGTAAATAGGCTATTTGCCACATTCTCTGAGAGGTCATAATCTTGTACTGCTGTCTGAGACCTATTGATTGCCTCAGCACTCACCAAAATCGCATTGATTACCGAATTTGTGCAAGCTACTAGGAGATTGTTCATCTGCGACCAATACCCTGTGAACTGTAGCATACCACTGATTACAGCACTCCTCATTGCTAGCTTGATTTGTGACTGATTCAACACTTCCGTCTGACCATTTATATGTCCGACCATTTCTGCCCCGGATTCACCAGCTATAAACATTGAGCCATGTAGAGCATTGCTAGTACCATTAGCATACATTGGTATGTTACCCCAATGTGTCTGATTACCATTTCTCACATAGCCACCATCTGCGAATGTGCCAAAGAGGTTTGAGTTAAAATATCCACCACCTGATAGCCCAAAGAAATGTTTAACTGATTTCCAATTCTTTTTCTTTAGCGATACATCGATGGTGATTGATGTTCCTATCAAATTCTCTAAGCTATGTCCTCGAGCGAGCCTTAGATATACACTCACTGTGACATTTCCACCGGCTCCTACCCATGATGCAACTGTTGTCCAACCTCTCTTAATAAGTTGTATTGCCTGACTGAGTACAGGTATATCACCTACCCATTCTTTAACAGTTCGCCAATCTTTACGCCTTAGACTAATTCTCTGACTTAGGGTTGGGATGTCACCGATGAATGAGCCTATTGTTGACCATCCATTCTTAGTGAGATTCACTCGCACTGTTACACTAACACTTAGGTTGTCGGATAAATTATAGTTTCCACTATTCTTACCTATAACCTTTTTGAGTTCTCGCAATGCACCCTTATAGCTTGTCATCAAATCTCTACAATCTTCTAGCTTAGGTATAGCTTTCTTCAATTCTCGTTTTAGAGATGAGGCTTGTGTACTTATATCATGGACATCATCCGATAGGCGTTCTATTGGGTCAGCTAAGAAAAAGTCTAATACCTTATCGATTGTTGCCCCAAATCCAGCTATGGCTGAGTTCTTTGTATATTCCCATACCTCTTCTGCAAAATCACCCATGAACTTAGTAAAGTCCGACATATCGTCTTTCAGTTTTGGTAGCTTATCATTTAACCTACCTAGAGCAGGTGCTAATCTACCACTTAGACTATTAGCAACATCTACAAGGCTATCCACAAATAGTACAAGTGCTCCAGCTAGTTCTACTAACAATGCTGTACCTATTGCAATCGCCATTGGTATAGTGCCCCCTGTTCCTACAGTTATAAAACCTAGTCCAGCTGTCACAACACCGATTCCGACTAGCAATAATGTGCCATATTTAATACCCCTCTTAATGGTATCGCCATTTTCCAAAACAGGTTGCCAAGCCTTACCAACCATATCCAATAGTTTTGCAACGATGATAATCTCTGCGAGGAATATCGCTGTTGCTATTCCTATCTCAACCAATACAGCTATACCGATTGCCATGTTAGGTGCGATTTCCTTACCAGCTTGACCAAGTATGTATGTAACTCCACCAACTGCAACAAGTGTTAGCGTTCCTAGTCCGACACCTTTCAGGATATCGTCCTTGTTCTCGATTACAGGTTTCCATGCTTTACCAACAAGTCCGAGCTCGAATCCTATAAGAGCTATTGCTCCTACAAACAGTGCTACAGCTACAATAACTTCACCCATTATCACAAGACCTAGTCCCATATCTTTCGCTAAATTCTTTAGCTTGCCCGTCATTCCTGATTTAACCGGGTTGACGGATTCTGTAGCCTCTGTAATAGTTTTTGTCTTTTCTAGTACATCTGCCTTTTTAAATGGGAACTTTAGCTTTGAAAACCAGCCTAATACCAAACCCACGCCTGCCATCATTTCGATTGCACTGATAATGAGTTTAGCTGAGAAAAAACCTGACCAATCCCCATCTTTTTTGAACACCTTTATTGCTTTTCGCAACTCGTCTATCGTGCCCGATATACCTTGAATTATCATTCCGACACCAAGGGTTTTCCAATTACCTGTCATGATTCCGATGGCTATTCCGATGTTTCCAATACCTTGAATTACATCTTGAATATCATCAAAGTTAATTCCCTTTGATGAAATATGACGTAAGGCTGTGACTATTTCGCCAATACCCTGTACTACTTTTAGTGCTCCACCGATTTTTGTTTTACCGAGAATTATGAACGAATCGCCTAGCATACCCGCAAATTCAGATATCGCTTTTCCTACGGTAGAAAAATCTGCACCCTCTTTAGCAATTCTATGTATAGCCTCGACAAACTCTAGTATATCTTGGACAAATAGAATCGCCCCTACTATGGTTATGCCATTAAAGACACCACCTAGTTTTTCAATCTCTCGAATTGCCGATAACAAACCTTTCGCAACTTTCCACGTACCAAATGCGACACCTATGGCTACCACCTCTTCAAGTATATGACCAAATCTAGTGTCCATTAACTCGCCCCAACTGTTTATTTCCTTGTCGAGACCGAGCCATTTTTTCATCTTTTGGAAAATCTTTTCAAACTTTGGTGTAATCTTACCTAGTGTAAAATCGTAAGAATCTAGGTCAAAATCCATCCCCGTTCCTAGACCATCTACACCACCGATTCCACCACCCCCACCTGACCCACCTGAGCCTTGCTCTAATGGTGAGATGATGTGTAGTTCATCAATTCCTAATAGTGCGTTTTTGAGTTCTTTAGCTTTCTTTGTAGCACCCCCTAGTGCTCGACCCGCATTATTTGCGTTGTTTGTCATGCCACCTAACGCACTACTACCTTTTTTGACGCTACTGTAATCGATATCAACTTTCTTATATCCGAATAATCTAGCAAGCACATTTGCCATCAGGGTAATTACTTTTGCCACTGCGATTGCATATGGTAGTATAGCTTGTAGCATTGGAATAAACATATTACCGATTGCCCTCGCCGCCTGCGTTATCTGAGCCTTGAATATTCTTAGCTGATTAGCAGGTGCGTCGATTGTCCTTGCCATATCACCCTGAGCCACTGTTACTTGGGTCAAAATAGCATGGTATCTCAACTGAGCCTTTTCAGCTTGTGTCATGCTATTTACACTCTGATTTATACCGAGGTTATATGCCTCTTGCTGTAATCTAGCTACTGACAAGTCAAATCCTAGTCGTCTTAGTGGTTCTAGTTCACCAGCTAGACCTGACTGTAGTTTCTGCATTGAATCTTCATAACTGATATTGAAGAATGACGATAGGTCATATCCTAGCTGTGTTAGATTCTTTGACATGATGTGGGCTCTATCACTAGCCACACCAAATCCCTCGGTAATAGTGTTAAATATACCTTGATTTCTCATCCATTCAGCCGGGTCAATTCCCATTGCGTCACTAACCTTTTCGCCAAATCGCTGTGCCGACTTAGAGCCCTCGCCCATTGACGCTGTGAATAAGTTTAAATCCTCGATATATTTGTTGGATTCAGTTATGAACCCACTGAGTTTGTCTCTGAGTTGTGAAAAACCAACCCATACCATCTTTGCCTTAGCGTATACACCTACTAGACTGCTTTTTAGACTAGCATTAGCCTCAGCAACCCTACTCGATGTATATGCCAATCTTGAAAATTTAGATGGCAAATTACTAATATTGCCTTGCAATCTTTGTATAACATATCCCAATGGTGCTAGAGCCCCTGTTATGCTCTTTAGGGTAGCTACAAAACCTTGCATATCGGACGCCTTTAACTCCCTCGCTATAGCTGGCAACTCTTTGAGTTGATTCACAAGTGTCTTTACACCCGACCCACTTTTAATGTGCGATAGACTAGCCAAGCTCTTTGATAATTCGTTTAGATATGAATAATCACCACCCTTGAAATCCTTTAACCCATCTGATATTTTTTTGAGCTGGTTTCCGAGAGATGATGATATTTTATTCTTACTAACATCGGACAAGGTTTTGATAGCACTCGACAAATTTCTAATTTTAACCGACGCTGACCCATCCAATGAGCGAGTTGTATCGTCAAGTTTTTTCAATTCACCAATAACACCATCTAACCCTATTCCACCTTTTAAGGAATCTCTAAGTTTGGAGAGAGAACTTGTTAAAGCCTCGACACCATTGACTGCCGACTGTGATGATGTTTGTATCTGTATTTCCAGTGCGTCAATCCTCATTGCGTCTGACATCTTCTTCCCCCTTTTCGTTGAATCTTGCGTTATTGTTCACTGCGAACATTTCCATAAATTGCTTAGCCTTAGCTCTATTCGTTTCTTCCTGCTTTTCCTGAGCCTTTTCTATCGCTGTATCTCCGATTGGATATGCCTCACTGAGATATTCGATAGGTTCATGCCCACCAATAACAGGTGTTACTCTTAATATTGCGTCATAGATATATCGCCCTTGTAACCATGCCATCTGATTAGCTTTCGTGGTTCTAATTTCCTCAGCTTTTCTAAATGCCTTAACTATGGTTGGGTCATCATTCCAAAATTGGTCATACGTCATACCTATTGCCAAATAATATGGGAACTGTTCGTCGAAAATATCCGTATAAGGTGTTAGAGAGAGATTTTTAAGTAAAACCTCTCTCCTATCATCCATTGTGTAGGGCGACGAATCTTCTAAAAATCCGTCGTCCACTCCAAGTTTCCCTTTTTTGCCGGCTCCTCAACAAGTGTCATGATAGGCTCGTTATACATTTCTGCCAACTTACCTATTAGCTCAGATTTGTTGCTCATCTTCTCGTAAATCTCATCAACTAGCTTACGCTGTACGAATCTGTGATGTGCTAGAAATGAGCCAGCGAACAGTTCAGGAAGAGTGCTCATTGGCTTTGTGTCGACTTCTGACGCAATAAACCCTCTCTTTTCCATCTCTGCTACGGTCTTTCGTGTAAACTCTAGTGTGTAATCTGTTCCATCATAAGTAAATTTTAGCTGTTTCATTTTATATCTCTCCTTTTCGTATCTTTAGCTTATACTGTAGTATCTAGTGTGATAGGTGTAGATGGTGCGATAGAAATCTTCATCTTAACAACCTCGTTGACACTACCACCGTTAGGTGGGGTCACTGTCAGCTTGCCCTTGAACCTAAACTTACCATCGTCGCCCTTTGGTGTTAGTGCTCCAGCTGTTTCTGTACCACCAAACCATACTCCATATTCCTCTTCCTTACCCTCGAGTGCCTTTAGCTTTTTATAATCAGCCAGTGTGTAGTTAGCACCGAACTCGAGTGTACCACCTGATAGGATTCCCGGCTCAGATGTTTTCATGCTGTCTGATAGTGTTGTTGTGTCTAGCATTTCAGGTGCACCACCAAGGTCAGGAAAACTTGTGATATCAAGTACCTTTTCCCAAGTAGATGTATTCTTTCTCATTAAAAAAGTCTTATATGTGATTATTGCCATAATCTTTACCCCCTATAAATTTTCTTTGATGTTGATATAACCGCTCTATATTGAGCAACCATTCGATAGATTGTTGCGTCGTTTTCATTTTGTATAGGGCTTGCTCCCATTCGATTAAACCCTAACCCACTAAATACGTCGTCCACAATCGATAATATAGCTTTACATTCAGCCTTTTTACCACTAACCTTGTTCGAGTAGATGTTGATTCGATACATCACCTGAGCATGATTCTCGACACAATCTGTACTTCTAGTCCTACGATAAGTCTGATTGTCCATCTCCACGATAGATACACAAGGGAATGATGGTGGTGCTTTCACGTATTCACCTGTGATAAATATATTCTTGTACATTGCTCTTAACTGCTTAGATACAGCATTGAATATTTCGTTTTCTATATCTATCATCCATAAACCCCTTTTACTATCTTTGGTAACTCTGAACACACTACCATCAGTGCCTCATACATCGGTGATTGCATTGGTGTACCATGAGTGAGTATAAGTTCGCCACCGTCCATATATCCCCACACATCTCTTCGACCTAGACCATGACCATAACTACCTATCGTCATTCCCAGCTCGTTACCTTTTTCATGAGGAGATTGACCAACTGAGCCATTGTGGTACACACCTGCACCAAACTCGACCCACACTGCGTCCTCACCTTTTGCAATCACAACGGTTGTGTTACCACTGCTTGTATGTGATACTGTCACATTAGCTTTCTCAGTTCTACCATTCAGTAGGTCACTGACAATCGCTGAATCAAAACCTGACTGAGCGTGAGATTCTAGCACTTTTGCTATCTCTTCACGCAAAATTTGTTCTTTTTCTAAGAGACCCGACTTATATCGCTCTAGCTTTTGGATAACCTTATCGATACTATCCTGCGACAACTCCACCTTAATCTGCATTATGATACCGTCACTTTACTAATCGCCACAAGTGTCGAATTAAGACTTTTTGCGACTTTCTTCACGATGTAATTATGTGGTGTTAAGATTTGACCATCTGCGTCTCGTCTCAGTTCACCACTCGTTGTGAGTAAAGGTACGGTGTCTATCCACAAAATAGTGTACTCGTCTATCGGTGGCGACACTTTATCTAATGCGATTACACGGTCATAATTCTCAGTGTCACCAAAGAGCTGACTTTCTATCTCCCCTTTTGCCGATGATATATTAGCTCTGAGTTTTATTGGGTCAGCTCTATCGATTCGATATTCACCTGTCCCATTACCATATTCGTCGATTATCTCCGACTTGTCGATATAGGGCGAATACCAAAATGATGTCTTATTTCGCTCTAAGCATTTCACTTCATCACCCCCACGATAGGTGTGATTTGAGCAAGTAGCGTTTCAGCTATATCCCCGGATTCATAGTTTCGAGAGATACCATTTTCAGTATGTATTGTCTGCCCCTCTGCCCCTCTTTTATTGAGCAAATATACTGCTATCTCACATTGCATGATTTCATACTTCTCAGGTATCGTTTTATTTTCGCCACTAAACGGATATAACCTGTTTAATATTTTCTTCTCTGCAATTTTGAGGTAGGTGAGCAAAGTTTCATCAGTGTCAACCCCCTCTGACATTGTCTTTACCATACTGAGTTTTTCATCATCTGTCACTTTGCTACCCCCTTACTATTGAAAAGAAAAAATGAATGAAAACCAAATTAAGGTGTAATGATAATCTTCACTGCCTTTGATTCATCAGTGAGTGCCGCAACATAGTATTTTCTTGAGTAAATACTATTCTTTCTGATATTAGCGTCTCTCTGCTGTTCAATTTCTGTGCCCTTTTTGTTAAAGAGTGTTACAGCGTCCTTTACACCGACAATGCAAGTACCTGCTACAGCGTCTTTCTTTGTGTAGAGATTGATTCCTGCTACAGTACCTACATAACCTGTTCTAGCAAAACTCTCGACATACTTTAGGTCGTCTTTTAGAGCCTTACGTACAAGTGCCATGTCTTTTGGGTTTACAAAACCAAATGCGTTGATGTCCTGTGGGTCATTATCAGTACCCTCGATATTTATAAGTGAGAGTGCGTCAGCAAATGCCCCAAAGTCATATGCCTTTGGTTGTACCTTTAATTTCGCCTTGTTGTACTCAGCGAAGATATCAGCATTTACTGTGTTAAACATATCAGCACCCATGTACTTTAGTCCTGTTGGGACAAGCATTGGGTCTGTCATGTTCTGCTCATCAAAATACTCGAATCTGCTCTGAGCTAGTGCGATTGTGTAAGGTCTTTCTGTGTACTTCACCTCGATTGACTTTGTGTTTCCTGCACCCATTGCTAGCTTTTCAGCTCCATTGACTGCACTGTACACGTTAATCTTACGCTCCATGCCCGGTGTACCAACTAGAGTGTTGTCAACCTTACAAAACTGTGTCAAATCGAGATGTGACTTATATGCGTCCTCAATCTCATTTGATAGATAAAAATTACTATATATTGTGTGTGCCATTATTCTTTACCCCCTGTATATAGTGCCTCATATTCTGTTGGATTCGCATTTGCGAACTCCAATCGCTCGCTTGGTGATAGCTTTCTAAATGCCTCTAGGGTGAGTTTTTTATCCGTATCACCACCCTCTGGCTTTGGTGTAGAACCGAGGATATCTGCCTTAATCTTGCTTTCCACCCCTTGTAGGTGTGCCTTTTGATTTGCGAATACCTTGTCATTGTCCCCATCAACCATCGCTGTGGCTGTATCTGTAGCCAACTCATCGCTATAGCCCATTGCTAGGAACTGAGCCTTGTACTTAGAGACCTCACTGTCCCTTTTAAGATTCGCATAGGCTTTCTGCAACTCGTCAAATGCCTCTTTATCTTCCTGAGCCTTTCGCTCATCTTCGCTCATCTTATCCCTCAGCTCTTTCTTCTTAGACGCTAACTCGGACGCTGTTTTGTCAAATACCTCTTTCTTTACATAACCTGTGTAGTCAGGGTCATCAAATTCATAACCCTCGAGTGCTTTCAACTTTTCAGCCTCGCTCATCGCCTCATATCCGACAATCTTTGTCAAATCAATCTTCGCCATAATACCCTCTTTCCGTGTTTTTACATCTTCTCTGATTCTTTGTGTTTTTACTTCTCTGTATCATTTTGTGTTTTTACATCTTCTCTGATGTCATTATCTAAAACGGTGGTTTCCGTTTTATCATCTTTATGTTGATTGTAATAGTCCATGCTCATTGTGTATGCCGATTCACTATCGGTAAACAATCCACTGTGCGAAAATGCCAGCTGTGGGTGAATCATCTTGTTATTCAACATCGAGATTAGCACCTGAGACTTGCTCTGTACTGCCTCATAATTTCGACGTGTGAATCGCATGTCTATATCTTTCAATCTGAGTGTCATACCACCCATATCTCGACAAATTTTGAGCACCAACTTTAACATTCGCTTTTCAGAGCGTTTGAATACATTCTCGCTGTCTTTAGCTCTCGCCTCAGCGTCCGACCAACCATCTCGCAAAACAACTGCCGACCCTGTATCACTTGTAGATGTGCCACCATTACGATTAGGCATGCCACATATTGTGAGTACCGACTGATACATATCATTTTTCAAAGTCTGTACTTGTACTTGATTTAACTCTTTTACAATAAGGTCAACATCTATATTGCCACCTTGACTATTAGGTGGAATCTTAATCGCACCAGCCTCGAGGAACTTCTTAAAGTCATCAATATCTATATCACAACCCACAAACTTCCAGTATGCTTGTACAAACTGCTCCACGCCATCCATACGATTGCTATCGACTGTGTTTATTGCGTCCAATAGTGGTAGCACGATTTCAAATGCACCTAACCTCGAATTATTAGCAGGGTACTCGAATATTGGAATCATCCCGAGTATGTGCTTTTTCGATTCGATAATTTTACCATCGCAAATCCTATAATAATCTGTGTCAGTATAGACCGATTTGAATACTCTACCATCCTCGTCGACACGCTCTTTAACAGCTAGCAAGGGCTTATCGCCAATTTCGTTCGAGTAGACAACATATGTATCTCTAGGGTCTAATGTGTACATCTCGAATGGGCTATCATCGACTTCCTCGGGTTTATCTGCCAACACCAATCTGTATGCTGTGCCACAAATCATCTGCCACTCAACAAGCTCTTGGTCTTGACTTGCCTTATCCTCAGCGAACATCAACTCATTCAGCCTGTTAATCTCTTCGACAACTGTTTCACCACCATTTCTGCTAACATATTGGATGGGCTCACCACAAAGATAGCCGACCTTAAATGCCACAATTTCATTCGCTCTATTTTCAACAATCTTGTTACAAATATCCTCACGAATTTCCTTGTGTCTATATCTAATTGGTTGGTCGCCTTTGTAGTATTTATACAGGTAATCAATCTCACTACGATTCAAATCGTGGTCGATTTCAACCTTTTCCAAAATACTAAGCAAATTATCGCTTGTGACCTTTGACGCACCTACTTTAATGACACGTCTACCATTTAATTGTCTCGCCACTAATCTAGGCTTAGATGTATCTATTTCGTGTGCCAACTTTAACCTCTCTTATCAAATAAAAATAGTGCATAACTACAAGTAATCACTTGCAATTATGCACCATTCTGAACCTTGACCGACCTTTTATAAGTATATTATACCACAATATATAGTATTTGTCAATATTTTAAATTCTATATATGGTATTAAATTGGACGCCCAAATACCTCAATCTTACCATTTGTGATAGATTGTGCGAACTCCGAAAACATTGCTATTCCATCAGGTACGTCGTCATGTGGGTTTTTACCTACCACCGTATAAGAGCATAGCATGTCCATCATCTTACCGTAGTCACTCTGTCGCTTATACATACTCTTATCTTTGAATAAACAATGCTCTTTGACCCAACCACTATTTACTATGATTTTGGTTTCTTTATTTGCTGTGGTATATTTCGTGGTGATTCGAGTATTACCACCTCTTTCTTTTATCTCCTTATTTACTTTCTCAGCTATTCTCCCCCCAGCTGAATTACTCTCGAATCGACACATCTGAACATCGTTAATCATCAATACTGCAACTAGCCGAGCGTCTACAATATGTGGTAAGCTGTTGTCACATACACAATCCTCAATATAGTAGTCATTTCCAAATTTATATCCAACTGGCAAAAACGCATAGTCCTTACCCTTATCTTTAGTATCACACACCCCTATAATTGCGTCGGGTTCACCATCAGGTAATTCAAAGTATCGCCTTAGCTCCTCTTCATGGTACAATAGACCCTCACGCTCGATAGGTTCATTCATGTACACAGCTTTCCATGACGCCTCATCCATGATTTCTCGTTGCTCTCGATATTGCTCTGTGGTAAATCCAACATCGTATGGATAGAAAAAATTAGATTCATCATTCTCGTCCAATGCTGGAACTCGTATAAACTTCGCCCTATCGTTGCCCTCGTATTCTCGCTCTAGTCGTCCTATAACATCGTGTACTGACCACCTTGTAGCGATATGTAGCTCTTTACACTTACTACCTTGCTTTCTCTGTCTAAGGTCGGTTGTGTATACTCCCCACAACTTATCCAATCGCTCTTTCGATAGTGCTACTTCTAGTCCCGATACAAGGTCGTCACAATATAGTAGGCTCATTGCCCTATATAATCCCGCATTACCTGTCCCGATTGATGTAAACTCCAATGTCTCAAATCTTTGTCGTCTATCAATATCGATTCTACAATCCTTGGCATTTGTGCTAGTGACTGATAGACCTGAGAATACATCGCTCCATAAATATTCACCCGATGGGTCAAACACCCTCAAGCACTCATCATATATTCCTCTGATAAATGCGTTTGAATGAGACCCTGTCAATGCCGGTTTATTGGGGTCTCGACCAGCTATCCATGTTAGATAGAACATGGCAATCGTGCTCTTCCCAACTCCCGGCGGTAAACTTACCCCTAAGATATCTAATTTATCATCGGCTAAATCTTGTAACGATTCCACTACATCTCGCAATGCCTCACGTCTAGGTACATAGAATTTTTTATCCGGGTCACGCTCCCATTCCACATACAACATATAACTATCAAAATCCCAAGGTGCCAATACCAACAACACTCGTTTATGTATACGATACAATCTGAGCATTTCATCATTATCACTAATCTCGCTTATGTTCTTTTCAATTTCCTCTGATAACCATTTTAGCTGAGAAATAACCCTATCTTTATCCCCAAACATATCGGCTTTACATATATGGTAATAGTCCTCGTATGCTTGCACATTCTCGAGATTCGTCTCAATCTCCTTTTTAATTCTGTCTAATATCCCCATTTAACCCCCATAAAATAAAAAGACGCTATCGCTCATGCGATAACGCCCCAATCTCAGTATCTTATTTTACTATACTACACTCTTTCCAAATCTTACCGTTTAAAATAGTCCCATCAAATGTGAGTTTATCCCCAACCTTTAATTTTGCTATTTCATCTCGCTGATTATCTCTGAAATACGCATAAAATTGCTCAGTTCTACCGTCTTTTTCAGCAATCATGGTCAACTCTATTCCACCAACGATATTTATATCTCCACCAATATTCTCAATAGTGGCTGTTGTCCTAAATCGCTCATCATTATACAACTTCTCAGCATTATATTGATTTTCTTCATACTTATCCATAATCTCGATTGCATTAATCGTATCTATATCGGGCATGGGTGCTTTTATAAACCCATTCTCTCCCAAAAAACTAATAATAATGCAACCTATGAGACCCACTACCATAATAATGGCGAAAATGATAGCAATTATATTCGCAATTTTCTTCGACCTTGACATTTAACACGCCCCCATCAATATCGGGGTATGCACCCCTTTGACCCAATTCGAGCCACCATACTTGTAAAAACCCTGATAAAATTTCTCATTCTGCAAGATACTTCTAACCGTGGATGGTTGGAATCTCTTATCCTTACGGGTTTTATATCCATTCTCCTGTAATATATCACAAATATCAGATAATGGCAACGACTTATTCTTAAAAATAAGCTCCACTACCCCTCGCTCGCTTGGGTTAATGGTCAACACACCATCTAGCACACTATACCCATATGGCTTATTACCACCTGAATATCCCCCACACTGAGCCTTTAGCTGACGACCCTTGCTAGTTCTCAGAGCAATATTTTTACGCTCCTGTTCTGCCACAAACATCAGTAGTGACCTATAGATGTTCGCAAAATCATTACCCTCATCAAACTGCTCAACCGACGATAAGAGCTTAATATTACGCTTTTCGAGGGTGTAAAAGTAATAAAAATATAATTTAGTATCTCTAGCGATTCTGTCGCTCTTAAACACAATCACTGCCTCATGCTGTGGTAATTCATCAGGTCTATATAGAATCTTATCAAGTTCAGGTCGCTCCTCTGTCGTACCACTAATTTTATCAATGTACCAATCCTGTATCTGATAACCCTGCTCGTTCGCAAAATCCAAAATCGCCTGTTTCTGAGAATCAACACCGTACTTATCATCACCAAACTGACCCTCTGTAGATACTCTTATATATGCTATCGCTTTCTTCATAGGAATACACCCCTCATCACTATATGCAAAAATATTTGCACCTATTCTTCCCAAGGCATTGGCTCGCCATCTGCTCGCTTTAAAAACCCTGCTATGTTATCACAAACCCACTGACACGCTATTTCATTCGCCTCATCCTCCGTTATATCATCGTCTACCTCAAAATAATCTGAGTTAAAGTTATCTGGTATTACATAAACTTTCATTACTTCTCATCCCTCTTTCTATATGTCAACTCAATATCATAACCCAGTGCCTCTAACATCGACACAAAAGTCTTATTGACGATTCCGTCTTTCTTCTGCTTGATGATTCGATTGATATACTGACCTGTTGTACCAATGGCTTGCCCCAATTCTTCTTGGGTCATATCTGTCTCTAAGCATTTGACCTTTACATCTAGTTCTATGTTGTTTAATATCATGTTCTCACCTCTCTTTATGTGTAGTATAGCACTATGATGATATTATGTCAATACTAAATGTGTCATATTTTTATCTTTTTATAAGTCTTTTTAATTTTTTGGGGAATTTAAGCAACTAACCCG